TAATGCCTTCGTTCAAAACTGTAGAGTTTTCTGTGCATGATATAGTAAGGTCAAAATTGGTTAAGGAATACATTCTGGCCAGACTAGAATATGAGGAGAGATACGCATAAAAGTCTTGACATAAGGTGCGAATCATGCTATACATAATGTATGTTCAAAACGATCTATGATTATTCCGATTTCGCTCAAGATGAAACTAAAGCAGATGGTAGCAGAGTTTACGTCAATGCCGCTGGCGTTGGATATCCTTCTGCTACCACTGTTTTGTCTATCCTCAATAAGGATTCCATAAACAAGTGGCGTGAACGTGTTGGTGAAGAAGAAGCCAATCGTGTATCAAAGCAAGCTACTACTCGTGGTAGCAAGATCCACAGTCTCACCGAGGCATATCTCAAGAACGAAGAAGTTGATTTTGATGCCGTAAAAGCGTCCCTGTTGGACAAAGAAATGTTCAACAAGTTCAAATCAATTCTTGATCCTATCGATAACATTCACTGCCAAGAACTGGCTCTTTACAGCGACTTCCTGCGTATGGCTGGTCGCGTAGACTGCATCGCAGAATACAATGGCGTTCGTGCTGTTATTGACTTCAAGACTTCAAATCGTCCTAAGAAGAAGGAATATATCAGTTCATACTTTATGCAGGCCACTGCATATGCTATCATGTATGAAGAACGAACTGGCATTCCTGTTCCCTTCATCGTGATCTTGGTTGCCGTTGATGGTGATGAGCCTCAGGTGTTCGTAGAAAAGCGTGACAACTGGGCTAAAAAGTTGCTTGAAACTCGCGATTTGTTCGAAAAGAGTCTTGACAAGTAAGACTTGAGGTATTATATATAGATTATCAGTTGTTGACAGGCAACAATAAAGGCGGAAAGACGCGGGTGCGACTCCCGCCACCTCCACCATATGCTCTGAGCCGCAAGATTTGATGCTTGAGGAATGCAGACAGTAGAGATGAGCGATCTACCAGAGCATATGATGGGGGTGAACTAGGATCGATTTTCGTGGAATAGGACGTCCGAGACTGATTGACTGGCAAAGTGCCACTAAATGTAAATGCAAACGATAACAACGTTGCCTTTGCTCTAGCCGCTTGAGGCTAGCATTGGGTTTTCGGTATCTTTTCCTCGAAACAGAATAAAGATACCACGTTATATTGATACGATGAGTTGAGTGAGGTTAGTTTTTTAAAACGCTAAATAGTTATATGACCCACTGTGCGAACCTGACAACAGCAAGCGCAGTGGGTCATTTTTTGTCTTCGGACAAACCAGTGTGGGGAGTCACTGGATAATACCCTCTCAAGTATAACAACTATTGGAAATAAGATGACTTCCTTAAACAAGAAGTTCTTCAAGTTTCTTTCGATTTTCACACTATTACTTTATAGTCTATATGGAATCAATTCATATGCTGAAAATGCCATCGAAAGAGAAGCAAGGGAATATTCCCTCGGCGTTGGAGAAGTAATCCAAGACATCAAAGAAGATGTAAAACAACAAAAAATAACACAAAGAAGAATCCAGACACAGAATATCCGTCTGGCAAATAATAGAGAATTGAAGTGTCTAGCAGACAACATTTACTATGAGGCTGGCAACCAGTCTACCCGCGGCAAGTTGGCCGTGGCTGCTGTCACTATCAATCGAGTAAACAGTCCGAAGTTTCCTAAGTCGATTTGTTCCGTTGTTCACCAACGAACAAGAGGCACATGTCAATTCTCATGGACATGTATGAGGAAATATGTTCCTAACCCAGAGCGATATGCAGAAGCCAAAAGAGTGGCTGAAAAGGTACTATTCGCGGGAGCCAATGATGGCGTATTAGGTAAAAATGTTTTATTCTACCATGCCGACTACGTTAATCCGGGTTGGAATTTGCGTAGAGTAACTAAAATTGGTGATCACATATTTTATGCAGGTGCTTGAGAAATGGGTAAGAGAAGCAACTTTGAACATCGTAAGAATGACTTCTATCCGACTCCGTTGGATGCAGTAAAGCCTCTCTTACCCTTTCTACCTCTTGGCGTTATGTATGCAGAACCATGTGCTGGAGATGGCCGACTAGCGAGACATATAGATGTTCTCACCGATAGTTGTGCCATCGCCACACTTTTATCAGATATCGATCCTAAGGATCCTGGCGTTGAAAAAAATGACGCATTAACTGTTGACATCCCTAGAAATACAGAGTATATTATAACTAATCCGCCGTGGTCTAGATGGATACTTCATCCATTAATTGATCGCTTTGCTAGTATTTGTCCAACTTGGCTTCTATTTGATGCTGATTGGATGCATACAAAACAGGCCGTGCCGTATCTACAATATTGCAAAAAGATTGTGGCTATCGGCAGAGTAAAGTGGATTGAAGATAGTAAGTTTACTGGCAAAGATAATGCTTGCTGGTATCTTTTTGATAAATCTTATGAAGGTGAAACTAAATTTTATGGTCGAGGATTTTCTAGTGGTAGATGAAATCAGTAACGAATATCTGATTACGAAGATGTTTAAAACTTCTACCGAATTTTCTCAATATATTGAGAAGCAGGCCAGTGAAACAGGTCTTAAATGTATGGATCTTCTGGTCGATTACTGTATTAAGAATGAGATTGAAATGGAGTCTGTTTCAGCCTTGTTAACAACTTCTCTCAAGGAGAAGATTCGTGCAGAAGCAGAAGAACTAAACATGTTGAAGCGTAAGGACGGAAAGCTCCCCCTCTAATGGACTCATTCGAAGTTTATCGTGTCTATATGTCACTAAAACTTCATTTCACTTCCGACGATTACGATATCACAAAAACAAAATCTGGCGTTAAGTGTAAACGAGAAACATTCCTTAAGCGCAAGGATGTTCTTCTGTTTCGTAAGTTGGCAAAGCGATATAGTTTTACCGAGATGGTAGACTATTTTGTTGCTAACTTTGTCAATGGACACAATGGCGTTTTTGATTCTGAAAGTGATAATGTATATCGTGATTGGAAGGCTAGAAAAGAAAAGTTGACATATCTGTTCACGCAAGATATTGCCACCATTATCTTTGAAGCAGAGAAAGCAAATGTTGATCCACTTATCAGCGATGGTCAACACCCTCTAGCACTCAAACTATATCTAGGTAAAAAAATTAGCCTGGAAACTCTAGTTATTCTTGACAAATTGTTTAATTTCGTGTATAGTAATCAAGCGATGTTAGAAAACGATTTCATCTGGAAAGATGTGTCCCGTCTTATAACAAAGTATAGAGTATTTGTCAAGTTTGACAAAGAAAAGTTCTCTCAACTATGGAACAAGGAGAAAGGCCAAGTGGTCTGTTAAATGAGTAGATCAAAACGTAAAGACTATGATTACGAACCTCGTGTGAAAGAAGTTCGTAAAGGTCTTGATAAATCTAACAAGCACCGTAAAAGCCTGTATAAATACTCTAGTAGTCGTGATGATGACGATTACGATGATTATGATACACACCGCAACAAATATTAAACATACAACGCAATATAAGGAACATACATATGTCTTTTAATTCTCTATCGGAACTCCGTAAGAACCGTGGCAACTTCGACTCGCTCATGAAGGAAGTCGAAAAGATTGCAAATCCCACAAATAATCAGCGTAACGATGATGATCGCTATTGGAAGCCTTCTGTTGATAAGGCTGGCAATGGTCAGGCTGTTCTTCGTTTTCTCCCTGCACCGGCTGGCGAAGACCTTCCTTGGGTTCGCGTCTTCGATCATGGCTTTCAGGGTCCAACTGGTAAGTGGTATATCGAAAACTCGCTTACTACCATTAACAAGCCAGATCCCGTTGGGGAACTGAATTCTGAACTTTGGAATTCTGGTATCGAAGCCAACAAGGAAATCGCTCGTAAGCAGAAGCGCCGTCTCTCGTATATCTCGAACGTTCTTGTTGTTCGTGATCCTGCAAATCCTGAAAACGAAGGCAAGGTCTTCCTCTACAAGTATGGTAAGAAGATTTTCGACAAGATCAAGGACGTAATGCAGCCTACGTTTGAAGACGAAGCACCAGTAAATCCGTTCGATCTTTGGGAAGGTGCAAACTTCAAACTCCGTATTCGTCAGGTCGAAGGTTATCGTAACTACGATAAGTCGGAATTCGATGGTCCGTCTGCTCTTGCAGATGATGATGCAGAACTTGAACGTGTTTGGAAGCAGGCACATTCACTTGCTGCATTCCTCGATCCGTCAAACTTCAAGTCGTATGATGAACTCAAGGCCAAGTTGAATGCTGTTCTCGGTTCGGGTGCCCGTGTGCCTACCGCTGAGAAGGTATCGCCACTTGATGCTGAGGATGAACTCTTCGTTGAAACCAAGATGAAGTCGGCTGCTAAGGCTACCGACGATACTCCACCTTGGAATGAAGATGATACAGACGATAATATGAGTTACTTCGCAAGTCTTGCGGATGACTAAAAGAGAAAGGGGCGCTTTAAGCGCCCCTTTTTTATGCCATTGCTCGTTTTAGAGCAAATCTCATCCAACTACTTTCATCATCTCTTACATATGATTTGGTATTTGGCACAGTAGTTTTTTCACCTGCCGTTGCACCACCGCCTTGATTAATAATAGTTGGAGGTGGCACATTGACATTCATCTGGTCTCTGGCAGCATCTGAACCTTTTTCTAGAATTGCACTGTCAGGATTCTGGCCAGATTCGACTTTGGCTTCTTCACCACCAGACATCCAATCCCATGCTTTCTTAGCACCTACTGCGGCTAGACCAGCACCACCCAAAATACCAGCAGTCATTAGCGGATTCTTCTTAATGAAGCCTCCAACTTTGCTGAATATACCACCAGATTTACCTTGAACGGGCTTGCCTGGTCCCTGCTTCATTGGTTGCTTAGGCTCATCACCTCCGCCCCCTCCACCGGAACCACCTGCACCACCATCAAATGCGCCCATATCTCTTGCTGCTAGACCCGCATCGATTGCAACAGATGCCGCTGTGCCTATGCCAGGAATTGTAGATGCTGCGCCCGATGCAACTTCTCCTAGAGCGCCCTTCCAGTCACCGCCCATTAGACGCTGCGCGCCAAAACCAAGTCCTGCTATTAGACCAACACCAGGTATTTTTTTCAGAAGAGACTTACCGACGGCTTTAGCACCGACTTTAGCGCCTTCTTTAGCAACAAGTTTACCTGCTCCCTTAGCAACTGCTTTTTCAGCTCCCTTAGCGGTTGCTTTTTCGACTCCCTTGGCAGTTGCTTTCTCGGCACTCTTGGCTTCTGTTTTTTCTACAACAGAACCTACATCTGGTGCAAGGTCAGCCGCAGTCATTGCAGTGTTTGCTGCTATATCAGTAGAATCTGAATCACCACTGCTTGCCAGTGCGCCAAATCCTAACATTGCTCCCATTCCCGCTACAGCACCTAGAATTCCTCTACCTCTAGAAACTCTGCCGACAGGTGCTGCCGATGGTCTCTTTACGAAACGGCCTTTTGCATCTCTGGGCTGGGATCTTGCTCTTTCTGATCCTGTTTGTTTACGACCGTTTGCGTCAGGAAGATTTCCACCACGGCGTCTTCTGCTAGGCAAATCAATGTCTATTGATGGTAGCCCGCTATCAGATGATTGTTCATTGCTACCAAGATCGTCAATAGAACTTGCAATCTTCTCTACTGCGGTCTTTATAGCATCGAATAACTCGTTTGCTTGAGACAGTGTATCCGAAATTTCATCTAGTTTTTTAGTTTGATTATCTAACGATTCCACTACAGGATCTTTAGATAGTCCCGCACTCTCTTCTTGTAATGCACTTACAGGAGAACCGGTCGCAGAAGATTTCTCAATTTCTGCCGCAATTTGTTTTTGCTGATCTGGTATATCAACAGTTTGAATTCCGTTCTTTTCATCATGTGCTTTTGCCAGTTCGGCATTAATTTGATCTAGCGATTGTGCTTTTCCATCTCTACGATACGCAAAATCTTTTTCTGACTTTGGAGCAACTCCTCGTTCTGCTAGAGTTTTAATATGTTCGGGCTTCAATTCATCTAAACGAGTTACCATAGGCGCCCAATTATTCTTGGCGTCTTCTTTTTCTCTTCTTCTTTCGTTAGTTTGGAATAACTGTCTTCTTACGCTATTATCATCTTTGCCCAACAAGAATCCAGACGCAAAGTTCTTTGCGCCAGATTTGATTGCTGTGCCAAAAGTCATTTGCTTTTTTGTAGTTTGGTCTTTTTTATTAAGACCAAATGTGGCTTTAAATCTATTTGAAAATGTATCTTGGTCTCCGCGAAGACCCATATTATTTGCTTTATAATATTCTAGACGGGCTTGCTTTTCTGTCTTAGCAAGTGTGCTTTGAAAGTCTTTATTACCCGTCTTTTCAGCAAGGGCTTGGCCCTTTTTAATCAATTCTATTAGTTGTTTAGATGACTTGTTGAATTCGGTGAGATTCTTTTCAGTCATCTCACCAATTTTTTTGATCATTTCCTTGAAAAAATCTTGCTCATCTTTAGAGAAATTTTCTAAGTCTTTACTTAGATTTTCAGTTGCTGCCTTGATAATTTCACCTGCAGCCTCACCCTTCACTCTAGTTATAGAAGACTTACCAGTTGATGCCTTGATCTTTTTAAGTTGTTCTTCTTTACCGGCGCCACCACCGTCTTTGCCTAGAAGGCCTTTAATATCATCTTCTAAGTCTACCATTTCAGTTAGACGATTGTTTGTCTTATCCAGTTTGTCATTCATGGCATCAAGACGATCCGCTACAGGATCAGAATTGACCGTTCGTGTGTTCTGTAGCGTCTGAGACAATCTATCTAAATTACTTGCCATTTCTTAGAAATCCTGTTGGTTTTGTTCTGCTTTTTTCTTCAAATGCGTCATCAACAAACCTATATAAACTTCCCTTTCCCATGGCATCATATTTTCAAGTTCTGACAAACTGTATTTGTGTTCTTGCATTAAAATAAAGTTTGTCTTATAATGATTCATCAAATTATCATGAGAAAGGGTTATTCGAAAAAATTTTCTACTCCGTCAATCAATACTACATTATCTCGACTGCACTTGGCACATGTATACTCAATTGTCTTTTCTAAACGAGGAGAAGTCTGGAAGAATTCTACAATCTTTTCAAATTGCAGGGTAGAAAGACTATTTACAAATTTTTCTACTTCTTCGATTCCCTCTTCTTTGGCATCATAAACTTCTTCTGTGTCAAAGATTTTATCGATACATGATACTACTAGATCAAATGCTGGAGTCTCATCATCCGCTAGAATGTCTGCGGTAGGATACTTCATCATTACTCCAACTGAATCCGACAACATGATCTTATTCGTGTGGCCTTCAGTGAAATCAATAGTAAGTGTATTCAGATCCAATTCAGTTTCAGTTTTATGCCCACACTCACCACATATCAAAACAAAATCTGTAATGCTACCGATCGACTGGGATCTCAGTTGAATAAAAGCATATTGCAGATCGAAAAATGGCAAATCTCTACCATCAATCTCACCGTTGGCGCAAGATGTTACAATGTCTTGCATTGCTTTGATCATCTCACTAACTTCACCTGATTCTTGTGCAAGAATAAGAATTTTCTCTTCTTTGACTAGAAACGGTCTGAATTCTACATCCTTATCTAGTGAGTGAATTCTCACCTTGAATGTAGGAGTATTCATAATAGGTAATGGCATAATTTAGTCCTTCATCATTATACAGGCATTACAAACCAACGCTTGTAAGCAAATGTTACTGGCATTCTTACGGGTTGTGTATTGCTATTTGACATTTGAATTGGTGCAATTGATCTTGGGAATGCATCTTCTAGTTTCCACTTAGCAACAACATTATCTTGATTATCTAGCGCACTGATTATCAATTCTCCATAATAATCGTTAGGAAATGCAATCTCTCTAGTTCTCTTGTTCACAATACCTCTCATCCAATCACCAAAAAAGTCTTTTGCCGCCCAAGTCGCATCGACTAAAAATGTTAGAGTAAGAGAGTCGCCACCAAAGTCGATACCCGTGGCACGCTGTTCATTCAAATTGTTTATTCTAAGTGGTTTTGTGCCTAACAGAATACCTGGTACCATAGCATCTTCTACAAACAATGAAAGGTGTCTAGCAGAATTACCAGCAGAAGTTCCGTGTGTTGACATTTTTTGCCCACCGTCTACTTCTCTACCATCCTCGCCCATCAAATTCATGGGAGGAATAACTATAACTTCAAATCTATGTGAACGAGCGAAGTCTCTTTTACCAACTTCGGTTCTAAAAGCATCTAAAGTATTTTGGGCAGGTGTTCCCGTCTTTACCTTTGGTGTCCATTTTTTAGGACCCATTGGAGGACGAGTATGCGAAAATTCTGCCATTAAATCTTGCTCCTAGTATCTCTGAAAACTGATTCCTTTGTCGCACCGACGAATGCTTCAACTGGCAAGAATATTGCTGCCTTCCAATCTGTAGGATTGATTTTCATGAATTGTGACTTCACATGTGTAGTCAAATAGTGTTTGATACAAGGTTTGATTTCAGGTGCTGTCTGTAAACTGTTTAGAAGATTGTATGACAATCTCATTTTGCTGGTTGCAGTAAGTGTTTTCGAGTCTGCATAATTCATTAGTTCACCCAATACCTTTGCTCTAAGCATGTAGGGTAGATAGTGAACATTGATACCGTAGAAACCACCTTTTGCTGGACCAAACGGTAGAACTAGAGGAAAGGTATCATAGAACGGCAGTTGGTCTTTCCACTTTGGGTCATAGAAATACATATACATCGAACCAATCTCAACTTTTGAAGTGAGACTGCCGATATCAGACTTCATCACTGTGTTTCCAGAAACTCTCGCACCAACAAGGTTCTTCACATTTTGCATGTACCAGTTAATGGACTTTTGTCCATCACCGACTTGTGCGCGGAGTTTCTGAAAGGCATTATTGGATGGCATTAACGACCTTGACCTCTATACTTCTTATAACTGCGGCGCTTATGCTTGTTCATCGAACTTAGTTTGATGCCCTTACGGCGACTTGGATTCAATGAAGTCTTTGTAGTTCCGCTTGAAATTCTAGCCATATTGTGATCTCCTTAATTCTATATTTATGCAGTTATTCCCAACTCTTTCTCAGTAAGAATCAGAAATTCCCATCCACGATCTTTACAAAACTCCGTGGCATATTTCCATTTTGCTTGATTGACTCCCCATGTTATAACCTCATGGAGAAACTGCTTAGTTTTTCGCTTGGGAATTTTAGGCTCTTGGACAAACTTCATCGGTTTGATTTCGATCAAGTATTTCTTAATATTGCCAGAATTCTCTTGCACTTTTATATAGAAGTCCACAAAATATCGATGAACTCTATTGTCTTTAGGTGAAATATACGGTATCGCAAGTTCTTCTGAACCCCACTCCAAAATGTTGGGATTACTATCGCACCACTTCATAAACTTTAGTTCCCAACTAGAACGATATATTATTCTACTGGGATCACCAATATACTTCTTTGGATTTTGTATCTTATAGAGACCCTTCATAGTCTCCTTCGCGTAACTCATATAAATAGTCCAAACCCTAACCTTAATAGGATATTTATGCCAGAGGCACCAGCACAGAATAGAGCACCAGCATCGCCAACACAAGCCGCACCAACTGAAAAGCAGTTGGGCAGATTTTCGCGTGATAGAAGAGACGGTGCTGCTTCGACTTTAGAAAATCCGTTTGCGGGCGGCACTCCGTATGGGTCACCCGAAAATCTTAGATATCCTATAAATCTAAATGAAAATCAAACTGAATATACTCACTGGATAGCATTTTATCCTCTTGTGAGAGAAGACACTCAAATGGCCAGAGACCTGGGAGATAGGGCTACTGTTTTCGAACAAAATGGTCAACAAAGAGTTAATGCCGAACATGCTACTTTGGCAGGCGGTATTCAGGGAGCGGTCATTGGGGGCGGCACAATGGGTGCTAAAGCATTAACCGATCTCGGTAAAGATATGAGTAGCGCAGGCGGGCTAGCCAAGTTCTTCGCTTCTGGTGGAGCAGCAAAGGCAGCGGGTGCTGCGGCATTTAAGACTGCGGCAGGCGCACTCGTGGGTGGCGCGGCGGGTGCAGCCCTAAATGGTATCGGCGCAAGACGAGTATTGATGGGTTCTAGAGCAGTTGTTTTAGGAATTCAAGATAAACTAAGTTATGGCTATTCGGCGAACTATGATGTTTCAGATTTAGGTGGTCTCGTTGGTGCTGCCGCTTCTGGTAATTTTAGTGGCGAAGCATCTTTAAAAGATATCGGCTATGATGTTGGCGCATTGGCTGCAAGAAAGACTGCTAAATTGGCAGGTGCTATTGGCGGCAATTCTGTTACCAATCTCAAAGAAGCAACTTCAAAAGCAGTAGAGAATCCATACAAAGAACAATTGTTCAAGAATATGGGTTTCAGAAAGTTCGGCTTCGAGTATAAGTTTGCACCAAGATCGCTGGCAGAAGGTGAAAAGATTTTCGGTAAAAATGGAATTATCGAAACATTCATTAAACATATGCATCCAGAACCCAGTAATGCGGGTGTGTTCTTGATTTATCCGTCGGAGTTTTTGATTGTAATCTATCATAGTTCTGGTAGAGAAAATAAGTATGTTAGAAAGATTTCTAACTGTGCTTTAACTAACATGACCATAGATTATGGCGCGGAAGGATTTACTACTTTCCAGGGAACTAAGGGTATGCCCACCGAAGCCACTGTTCGACTAGAGTTTACAGAACTCGAAACACTAACAAACAAGCGCATCGCGGCAGGATATTAATAATGTATTTTAAGAATTTTCCACACGATATGCTAAAGATCGGTAATGAATACAAATATGTCACCGATATTTTTAGGCGAGTATACACTAAAACTCCAAGTCTAAATTATAGCGAGTTGGAGACTGTGACTGTTCCTGATGGTTACACAATCGAACAAGCCAGTGACAAATATTATGGCTCACCCGAATATCATTGGGTGATTGCAATCGTTAACAATTATGTTGACATTAGAGAAGAGTGGCCAAGAGCGAATGCGGACCTGGTTAAATATTGTGAACTAAAATATGGTGGCCTAGAAGGATTATATCAAACGCACCATTATGTAAATGACGAGGGTGTGATTGTTTCCGAAGACTATACGGGTAATAAAACCGAAATTACAAATATGGATTATGAAGCGCAAATCAATGATGCGAAGCGTGAAATTCAAATTTTACTGCCAAAATATCTAACCGATTTTGTGAGTAGATTCCAGACGCTGATCGCGAGGTAATATAATGGAAGAAGAGTTAGATATCTTCGAGGAAGATGTAAACGAAGACGCATTTAAAGTTAGATCGCCCGCGAAGTTGTTGCAGGCGGGCGATGTCGTTTACAATGAAGTGCTGTTACTTACTCAAAACGGTATTATTAATATTCAAGACTTCGTTGTTGAAATTAATATCTACGAAGATATGTTTTCGCCGTGCCTTCACGGTAACATAATTATTCGTGATACCCAAAATCTGATCGAAAAGATTCCTCTGATTGGCGATGAAGTTCTGACATTAGATATTTCAACCCCTCAGTTACCCCAAAGCAAATACGATCCTACAAACTGCATTCAAAAATCATTTGCAGTTTATGCTATCAAAAATCGTTTTCTTGCGAACGAAGATAAAGAGCAACTATTCTCCATGCACTTTATCTCAATGGAAGGCATGAAAGATAATGTCACTTATCTTTGCCAAAAATATGAAGGTACTACAGATGAAGTAGTGCAGCAAGTTTTTGATGATAATTTCAAAGACCTTCCTAGATATAGAAATGACAGCAATACCGCTGAAAATGCTCCAAAAACTGGCATCTTCATAGGTGATCAGCCACACTCTTCAAAGATTTCATTTCTTCCACCAATGTGGACACCATTTCAGATTATGAATTATGTTGCCAAAAGATCACTTGGTGCAGAAGTTCAGGCTCCAACATATCTGTTTTATGAAACTACAAAGTCATTCTATTTTGTATCCGTCAGCGGTCTAATCAAGTCGCAGATGGAAGTTGGATATATTGCGAACAAGTTCAAGTACCGTAAAAAAGAATACTGGGAACAAATTGGAGCAGGTGCGATTCAGGCTGGCTATCAGCATATTGAAAATCTGGAATTTTTAACTAATGTTGATGTTCTTCAAGGACAAGACTTAGGTCATTTCGCAAGTTCTCTTTGCACATTAGATATGGTCAATAAAGAATATGTCGGTACAGTATATGATCATGGATTTTCATTCCAAGAATATCCTCATCTAGGTAATTATAAGTCAACCCCGTCAAGCGTTGTTCCTACAAAAGAAGAGAAAAAATATAACTCTATTTTTCCTGCGGATGTAATTCGCTCATCTGATAGTAAGGTTTTTGTCGAGACTATTCACAAGGGCGTGTTAGATGGTACCGACGATGACTTGATCAATTTGCATCCAGAAAAATATGTGCAACAAAGAAATAGTTTGTTTGCAGATATTTCCACATTGAAACTTAAAATTACTGTTCCTGGTAGAACAAATATGGAAGTTGGCACCATCATCGACTTAGACTATCCTTCTGTATCTTCGAATAGAGACAATTCTTCGACAGAAGAAATACGAGATAAATGGGTAAGTGGTTATTATATGATCACCGCAATACATCATCAAATTACAAAACTTCGTCACAATGCAATTCTTGAAATTGCTAAGGACTCATATCTAAATGAACTGGTTTCAATGGAAGAAGCACCGCAAACAGAAGAAAAGCCCGCTGAAACTGATACGACTAACCCTCCAAAACCAACTACTAAATAGATCATGGAGATATTGAAACATGCCAATGGATAATAGAACTTCTAACAACGCAGGTCAATTTTACTGGTGGTTTGGAGTAGTTGAAGATAGAGATGATCCTTTGCGAATGGGCAGATGTCGTGTTCGTATCATGGGTTATCATATAGATGATAAAGAAAATCTTCCTACAGAAGATTTGCCATGGGCATTTCCTATTATGCCCGCAAATAATCCATCTATTTCTGGTACAGGTACATCGTCTAATGGCGTAGTCAATGGGACTTGGGTAGTTGGATTCTTCGCGGATGGATCAGACGGTCAACATCCGATGTTCTTTGGCACAGTCGGTGCTGTTCCTGGTGGACCATATGGCGATCCGTGTGCGCCGTCGGGAGCAAACTCTACTAGTGAAGAGCCAACTGGCACAGGCACATTTACTGAACCTGCAGGGAATGCCGCCGACATAGAAAGTTATCTAGAGTCGTTTCTTGATGCTAATGGCAAACAACTTGCTAACTGGGGTCCAATGGCAAAGGCAGCGATCATGGCACAATGTCATGCTGAGACAGGTGGCTTCAAATGGCTGGCAGAACTTGGATCTAAAGAATACTTTAGAAGATACGATCCTGATAAAAGAAAGGATGCTGCCGCACAAGGAAATACACAAATTGGCGACGGCTATAAGTATAGAGGTAGAGGATTTGTTCACTTGACCTGGAAAAATAACTATATTAAAGCGGGTCAATATATTAAAATGGATCTACTTAATAATCCAGATCTAGCATCTGGCAAAGAAGCGGCTGCAAAGATCGTAATTTGGTATTTCAATACGCAACGACCAAAAATTGGTAAAAACAATCAGTGGGGAGATATTCTCGCTGTAACCAAGGCAGTGAATGGTGGAACTAATGGTCTAGAACATAGAAAAGCCGCATTCGAACGCTATAAAAAGAAATATGGAATCTCGTAATGTCACTACTACAATCGACTAGTTTACTTACATCTGGCGTCAAGTCACTAAAGACGGGCGCTTTACCGGACTTGTCTAGCACGGTAACTGCACTTTCATCTGCGGGTGTTTTAACTAAGGATGAGGCCACAGTAGTTAAAGCGGGACTTAGTATTGCAAATTCGATTGAAAGTGGTCATGTACCATCACTCAATACTGTTACTTCTTCCCTAAGTGCGGTTGGCATTTTAAGTAAAACAGAAGCAAAAACTCTAGACAAGTCTATTAATATTGCTATCTCGTCTTCGGCAAATAATATTGCTTCTGATGCTAATAAACTTTTAGCAACTCTTACAAAATCTGGCGTTATAGACCCGGCAACATCTAAATTGTTATCTAATGGATTGGGAATTGTTAACGCTGCGGCGAACGGTAATATTAATGGAGTAATTGCAAGTTCATTGAAACTTGCGGGTGTTGCTACGAATACTGCTAAAGCAGCCAGCCAAGTTCTATCTGCGGTACCTGATACCGTGCAACAGTCAAAAGCCAGTGCGGGATATGAGACGAAAGAAACCGTCATACCAAATATCGGCTCTCTGGGTATTCTAAGCAAAGCAGATTCCGTTAAACTTCTCAAAGCCTGTCAGATGGCAATTCACAAGAAATATGTTGTGAATGGTAAGAGAAATAACTGGCGCAAGGTTCACAACAGAGGTGAATACGGCGCATATAGAATGACAATATCACAACTTATCGATATTGATTTTCTAAAGCCAGAAATTCAAGAGTGGGCAGAAAGTTGCATCCATTCTAATCCTACTGGACCAGGCGTTTCTGAAAGAGTAAAGTCGTATGCAGAGGCCGTTCAAGAAACAAACGGCGACTATGATTTTGCTCCGTATAAAAGAGAAGCCGCAAATAATCTACAGTATTTCTTCTTATACAATCCTATTCCGATAAATCATGAAGCCGCTGTAAGAAGTATGATTTCGTTTATTACAAACGAAGAAATGCAGGACAAGGCAGCATATTATTATTTGAAGAAGGCGTTTGTCGATCTAAGTAACGCAAAGATTATCACGCCAAAAACCTCTAAGGCTACAATTGCGGGTCTTCTTGCAATTGCTCTATGCGCGAAACTAGATGACGCTATTAGATTTTCACAGGGCGTAATTAAAACCAATGCGGATGGTATTGTATCAAAATATTGGTATGATGCTGGCTGGAATGCTCTTGCTGAAAATCCAAAGAATAGCAATAGCGAAGAGTCGTTAATTAGAGCGGGCGTAAGACCGCCGACAACAGAAATTAGCACAAAGGCTCTAGTTGAAACTGCTAAAGACTTGGCAGAT